GTCCAAGACCTGCCTTACCTGAAGGAACAGTGTCGCTCTCAGCGCCATCGGGCGAGACAACGCTAGCGCCGCCCTGCACGTAGTACGATGCAGAATCACCAAGTGCGCCTTCGTACCCCACGTGAAGATCTGTCGTCGTCGAAGTGTAGTCCGAACCCGTCCAACCAGCATTGGCTTCGACGTTGACGTAGGGACCTGCCAGGGCAGCAGACGGAGCCACGATTGCAGCAGCGGCGGCGAGAGTTGCGATTGCAGATTTGATCATTGAAATTACCTGTTAGTTACTTGCGGAATGGTTACCCGCAGATGAATAGGGACTCGACTGTCCCGTGTAAAGTTTCGTGACTAAGCACGAATACCTATTTAGTGTATACTAATTTCCAAAATTTGTCAAGCTAGTCGTGAAAACCCACCAACTTTCGTAAATTCTAGACAGTGATTGAACTTATCAAAGAGTTCATTCTTATGTGAGATGATGAACACATTTGCATCTTTGATCACAAAACGGACAATCTTGAGAAATTCTTCTGTTCCAAACCCATCCAAAGAAGAATCAAATACTTCATCCATGATTAGTAGATTGGTGACAACGCTATTCTTCATACGGGCAATCTCCCTCCAAGTAAACAAGAGAGCAAGGTCAATCCTCATCTTCTCACCCTCACTGAATGATGAGTAAGAAAACTTCTCGTGAACTGGAGTTTGGATCTTTTCATTGAACTCTTCATCAAGGGTAAAGTTGATGTAGAAGTCCATACGTTGAAGGTAATCGTTGACAAGTCTATTGATCGTAGGAAGATACTTCCTAATGATCGAACTTTTGACACCATCATCTTTCAGAAGAAGTTGACCTTGAGTTAGAAGATCAAATTCATCTTTAGTATTTTTGATTGTTTCAAGTATAGTTTTTAGACTCTTTTTATATTCAGATAGTTTTACATCTTCAGCACTTCTGTTCTCAAGTCTATCGGTAATGTCCTGAATTTCTGATCCCAGATTTCTTTTTCGCTTTGTTGAATTAGAAATCCGAATATTGAACTGAGAAATTTCATTCGAGAGGTTAGTAATCTCCTTTTGCAATTTTAGGAATTGTTTTTCCTTTTCTTCTTCTGCATCGATCGCCTTTCCAATTTGGGCAAGACTATCTTCGTGCTTCTGTAAGAGTTGCTGGAGATGTTCAATTCTATTTACCCTAAAAGAATCTTCGATAGATTGAGTACAGGTAGGGCAGACCGTATTATCATGGAAGAACTTGATTTCTTCTCCACTACTGTGCTTTTTTGATTGTAGTTTTGCTCGGAACTGTCCAAGTTTCTTTACAGTATCCCCTGAAGAAGTATAGTCTTTGATAACTGTTTGGAGGTCTTCGACTTCTTCAATAAGATTGATGACACTCTCTTGATACGAGACTGACTCCTTATCCAGTAGTACGATCTCTTCCTGTTTGGCAGTGATATCATTCTGAGAGGACTCCTCAATGGTTTTGATAAAGCGTTTCTGCATCAGAATTTTGTCTGCTACAGATTCCTTCTTCAAGTCTAGCACCTTGAGGTTGTCTTTCGCGTCCTTCAGTTGGAGTTTGATGATGTCCAACATAGTGGAGAACACCTTGATGTCCAACAGGTCTTCAATCACCTCACGCCGGTTAGCGGCAGTGAGTTGCATAAAAGGAACGAAAGAAGCAGACCCAAGAATAACAATCTGAGTAAACGACTTGTAGTTGAGTTTGAGTATCTGTTTTTCCAGATAGTTCTGTTGATCATTTGCAGAGGAATCCTCATTCAGTTTAGAACCATCTCGGTAAATTTCAAAAATATTAGGTTTGATCCCACGAACAATTTTATACTCCCGTTTTCCGACAACAAAATCAATCTCTACAACACAGTCTCGTTCATTGACAGTGTTGACTAGTTGAGGTTTGTTGACTTTACGGAAAGGTTTTCCAAACAAAGAAAAAGTTAGTGCATCTAGAATGGTGGACTTACCTGCACCATTCTGTCCAACAATCAAGGTATCCTTGTTTTGGTTTAGACTGATAGTAATGAACTGATTGCCGGATGACAAAAAGTTTTTATAACGAATTTTTTTGAATTCAATCATCCGGTTGAACAGGAATCACAAGATCATCTTTAGTAATGACGGTGTACTTTGTACCCGTACGTTCACATGCAGCAATTGCTGCTCTGTCGGCGATGTGTATGACCTCCATAGGGTCCTTACCATCAACCTCTAACATCATAGCATATCTTTCTGCATCGTCCTTCTCAGTAAAGAAAAACACAACCTTCTCCCCCATGTCATTGATTACGGCAAAAGCACCTTCTTTTGGTTGACCGTTACTGGGGGTGATTATGTGCATTAGATTACTTCACATGCGTGTTGATAAGTTGTTCTTAGTATATCTTTTATTCGTGATTTATTTAGTTCTGTCTCTAAATCATCAACATACCTATTGAGAAGAGTCATGGTGTCTTCTGTCTGCTGAACAATCTCATCATCCATCGCAATCATTTCTGACCGCTCAATAATTTTGATCTCTACAGGGTTTACTTTTTGAAGAGATTCTAGAAAAAGATCAAACTCTTTCTCCTTACTCTTCTTGAACACAACCACCTTGACAATCTTATCTCTATACTCAGCGAACTTGAACAGTTGACGAGGAGTGTCTTCGTACTTGATAACCTTATACAACTCGTGAGAGTTGTTGATGTTCTTCATCTCAAAGGTTTCTGTATCAAACGTAATGCATCCTCTAGGGTCATTGACATCACTCCAGAACATCTGGTAAGGATTACCAATATAATAAATCTTACCGTTGCTAGACCTGGTGTGGAAGTGTCCCGACAATACCTTCTCAAACTTCTGATACACATCAATATCATTACCATGTTCCATGACATGACCATGGGTGGCAACAAAACCATTCAGTTCTAGGTGACCCATAGCAATCTTTGATTTAGTTGCTTTGATCTTCTTGTAGGTTGCGTCTCGGTTCTCGTTATTGATCCAAGGGATAAACAAGATAGGCAGACCACATACATCTATCTCCTCACACTGACTAACAATACGAATGTTGTCGTACTCTCGTAAGAGTAGATCGATAGTATTGATGTCGTTAGTGTTCTTATAATATGCGGTGTGGTTGCCCACAACAGACACCACAGATACTCCCATATCTCGGAGACGGTCAAAATAATGTGTCTTCGACCAGTCCAAAGAATATAAGTCAACACCTTTACGGTTGTCAAAAGTATCTCCAAGATCGAGAACAGTTGTAATGCCTTCTCTTTGAAGCATTGGAAAGAAATCTTCCTCATAGAACTTCAAAAAGTAATCATGATATATTTTAGAACCTTTTTTGAAACCAAAGTGTTGATCTGTGATGATGGCAATCTTCATGCACCGTCCTCCGTTTTATACATCCATTCTTCAGTATGTCCCACTGACCACTTATCAGAGTTTTCAACTCTATAGTTCTGTGTGCAGACTTTGAAATCAGGCATCTTAGTTTCTGCTGGAATAAGACTCATGTCTTTCCAGATAACACGATTGTTTGGTTGTGCCGCAAACTGACCATTGTCTAGTTTGATGATGTTGAATGATTTATGCTCTGGATCATCTTGACTAAACCCAGTGTCTAAAGTAGAAGATTCACTATGGCAGCAATCAATGGTGAACATGTACTCACCAGGATGCATCTGCTTATCTTTACCAAAGAATTCACACCTTGATAACATGGGTTTCTCAATTACAGTAAGGTTGTAATCAAAAGCATCCCAGAGTTGCAGGATGTCAAGAGACAGATCACCATGATCTTCTTTCCAAACAAATGCACTCAGAGGAAGTTTGTCAAACAAAGCACCATACTCAGGAAGCAGAGTCTCAAAGTAAAGTGCTTTATATTGAACACTTTTGACAGACACCCAGATGCCATCAGTGAACTCTCCGTGACCACGTTCATGATCGTAGAGAAATTCCTTCCTAACCTTTACAGGAACAGGAGGTAAGTTGTGAACTAGAAATGCCATTACTTTTTCTTTTGTTCAGTACTTCTGTATCCATAAAGTTTTGGACTGATTCTACCCTGTGCTTGATCAAATCTAATAAAATTCTTTTTGTACGTATCGTAGTAGTGATCAAAAATATCTACTGTCTTATTGCTCATAGTAATATCATATGTCTCTACACCATCAACCAAATAAGTAACTAGGTATGCAGTGTAAGGCAGTTCACTATCATTTGCCTTTTCTTTATCACACTTTTCAAAAAGAATGTTCACTTTCATCTTTCAAATCTACGTGATGGGGCAAGGGGTCGGCGGTAATTACGCTCATCTTCTTTTGCTTGAATAACAATTTTACCAAGCATTTCCATTATCCGAAGGACTTCTTCAGTTGATGCTTGAGGAATTTGTTCTTGCACAAATCGATATTTGGCAAAGAATTCTTCCCCATAATAAATGTAATCATCCACAGTAATTGTCATCGATAGTTGTTACGATACTGAACTGCGTCTTTGATTGAGTTATATTCAGAAGAACGATCTATTTCATCTGAAGCAAAAACTTCATCAAACCCTGATCGTTCAATGATCTTCTGACGGATCTCTAACTGCTTCTTCTCCTTTTGGATCCGACGCAAGAAGGCGTAATGAATAATCTGGGTAAAGTATGCAAATGGGTTCTTAGACTTCTCTGGATTGAAGTTATTGATATACTGAACACAGTTCTCAATTCCGTCACAAATCATGTCATCCTTGAACATGTAGTTGACGAAGTTGGGTTTGTAAGAAAGGTGGGTAGCAATCTTCAAAAAGCATTCCCCAAGGTAATTCGTAATCCTAGGTTTAGGTTTACCAAGGGTCTCAGCATCAGCAATAGATTGCTTGTACGCAATAATTGCTGTGAGAAACTCTTTGTTGTTTACATAATGTTCAGATCGTTTACGTGTCATTTTGTAGACATTTCATAGTATTATTATAGCACAGCTTGACAGAAGTGTCGATTACCTATAGACTAACTCTGTCAGGGTTCATCGGGAGGCTATAGCTTAGCTTTGAATATCTTTAGAAGCATCTTCAGCACTATAGAGATTCTCGAACGTCTGTCTTGCTTTATCAACGTTATTTACATATCCCATTTCTTTAGTAAGATCTGGATGTTGTCTAGAGAAACCAGAAGTAATAATCTGATTATAGGTAGCAATAACGAACTCATCCTTGATCTCACTGAGAGTGATGATACGGTTGAGATCGACTATGAATATATCTTCATCTGACATTTTCATCCAAGGTTCAAACTTATACCCCAACGGGGTATTCGCACCAGGGGTGCGAACCTCTTCACATACAACAGGATTTTCTAAGATAATTTTCTCATCATCATCTGCATTGATAATAACAGAAGATAAGATTTCTTCTCCACTTACCAGTTTGATGGCAGCAAGAAATTCATCAAAGGGTTCATTAGATTTTGACTTGGATGATGTCATAGTTGAATTTCTCTTCGTTATAGTATTTGATTCTTTCGATAAGATGATTCAGAGTATAGTTTTGCCTCTGATTCTTCTTGCAATCATCTGCTATGTCGTATAGAGTTGCTTTTAGTTTAGAGTCACTTTTCCTCAGAACTCGTCCAATCGACTGTAATGTTCTAATTCTAGATTTACTAGGTGAAGCAAAAATAACGTTGTGTAAATTTTTGATATTGATCCCGGTAGAGAATGTACCGAATGATGCAATGATAATAGCGTTTGATTCTGTTTCCGCTATACTCCGTACTGATTCTCTTTCTTCAACGTCCACGCCTCCATGGATAAAGAAAACTTTCCGGTCACTCCTATTTATGAGGTTGTAGAGAACCTCTCCGTGTGCGGCAACCCGACTAAACAGGATCAATGTATTGCCTTTGATGTCCCACACTAGGTTTTTGATGAAGTTGTTTCTCTTGTCGTGACCGATAAGATACTGAACTTCGTCCTCATACCTCTCAAAGATTTGAGGTTCGTGCTTTAGTAGTAGGACTTTGATATTCAGTGTAGCAAGATAACCTGCTTCTTGTAGTTCGCTGGTATTGATAATCTTGTATGATGGACCGAACAATCCCTCTAGCACCCACTTATGCGTCTGTGTGCCGTCTAAAGTACCTGTGAACCCATATCGATAGGGAGTGTCAAACATCTTCCCCATGATCCCTACAAGAGATTTAGACTTGAAATTATGTGCTTCATCACCTATAACAACATCAAACTGTCTAAACCATTTTTTGTCAAGCTTGTAAATTGACTGCCATGTTGATATAATGATCGGAAGATCACTATTCAGTTCTTTACCACCGTAAACTCGGTGACAATATTTTTCAGCATCCCAACCATAATCTATAAAATCCTTATACATCTGCTCTACTAGAGATGTTGTAGGGACAATAATTAGAGTTCTTCTTTGTTTAGCAGTATGGTATCTGGTGACTGCATAGATCATTAGAGATTTGCCAGATCCTGTAGGAGAGATAAGTAATCGTCTCTTCCTAATCAATGCATCATATACACCATCTATTTGATACTCTCTAGGTTTATGCCGAGAAATTGCAGTCAACCAATCTTTTACACCTTCCTTGGATATACCCTCTTCTTCCTGGTATGGCAAACCATAGTGCTTGGAGTTTTCAAATTCAAACGTATATTCGTATCTCTTACAAAACTGACAGAGTTTATCCAGCAGACCTACGTAGATTTCACGCTTCTGGATATTGAACAGACGTATTTTGCCATCCCAATACTTGCTCCTGTACTGAGGCATGAACTTTGCCCCAGGTACATCGAACGTAAATTGATCTTGTAGTTCGTATTGGATATGTGGATCACAATCTACGACTAAAAAGACTTCATTCTTTTTTCTAATAACAAGATCAACCATAACCAGAAGAGAATCTCCTCCACTCAATAGCATTTTTTATTTGATACGTTCGATTTGATACTTGTCTTAGAATTTCTTCTAAGTACTTCAGCATAGTATCGAAGTATTCAATCTTTAGTTTGATTTTAGATAACTTTTCATCAGACTCAAGATATAACTTGAGGTCATCTTTATCTCTGATTTTGTAAGGAAATGGTTCTGCTTCATATACAGCAGCAGTTGCCTTACCTGTGTAAAATTTTCTTCTATCTAACAGTAACGTGCTATAGATGTGCTCGTTCTGCTTTCGCATTAGAAGTATTGTATTATATAGTTCATAATACTTGGCGTGTAATTGAGGGATCTTCAAAGACTCAGAGTCTAGTTCATCCTGGTTCATCACACTATCTTTATTCCACATGCCTTGGATATACTCAAGACTACATGGATTAGACTTTCTTTCCATTGACATCGATCACATCATAAATGGTGTACTTGAATGATACCGTAGCGGTAAAATATCGTTCCTCAGTTTCAACGGCACTAAACGGAATGCCAGATAATGATACAGGAAATAGATCTTTGAATATAACTTTCAAACTAGGTAGATAGTTGTTATTCAAAATCATCAAAGTTCCATCAGATCTCTCGTTAGTAAGAGCATCTTCAGGAAGCCAAAACCTTCTATCCCTTTTTAGTTCCTGGTATTGCTGTAAAGATTCTGGAAATCCTAGTCCAGTAATCCAATCATAAATTTGTAGATAGTTTTCACAGTTTTCATCAACCATGAAATCTAATTGCAAATCTTCGTACTCTAGTTTATCCCCAGGAACAGGAATGTTTTTTAGGTAACTAGATTGTACTGCACTTCCTAAAGAAACTGTAGGAATGTTTGCTCGATTGCAAAAGAAATCTACTTTAGGACACCGGTTCAAAACAAATTTGAACCCAGTAATGCTTAGGAAATTCCTATTGCTCGGCTCATTTAGTTTATATGGAGGAGTAGCACCTCTAACGCCGGTCTCCAAAATATCATTGCGGCAACGATCTATTTAGAGACGATACTCTTCTAATATATCAAGAACACCGTTCAACGCAGCGTTTGCACCTTCGTGCCAGTCTTTGTTCTTAGAAGACCAAGAACCATCGTAAAGTGCTGTTTTTAGTTTTAGAACCCGAGTAGCAAACTCTTCTTTGGTTACTGAATTTTTAGGCATACCAACGTTTAGATTTCAAGTACTCAAGCACATTTTGCCTGACATCCATCAGCTCATTATAGCACTGTTGGTTGTGAGCACAATCTCTAAGTGTTGAATCCGGTTTCAAAACTGATTCGATAAACAGATCTAACCCTCGGTTCCATTTAGATTGTTTATCTTCTTGGTCCAAAATAACGTTTTGGTCCTTCATAATTACACAAGTGCTGCTACTATTTACTATAGCAAAAAACCCCCCCTACATTGAGGGGAGGTTTATAGTAAGATCTATACTAGAATCTCTTTACAGATTCGTTTACATTCACTGGACTCGTCACTGCATTCAATAAGGCATTCATAGTAGTCATTGATTCTTACGTTTTCCTCCTCCAACATTTGAATTCTACCCCACTCATTCAACTGATTGTTTGAAATGATGTTGTGCATGGAAAATCCCAATTCGACATAGTATCTATACAACTTTGTGTTTGTTTACTAACATTTCTATCTTATTTACATTACTATAAATACAAACAAAAAAAATATGAAAACTGAGTATAAATGTGTTATGATGTGGGATCCCACCTTTGAACGCATGCGCTATCATTGGGTACATAAGTCTGAAAAGGATCCTGTGCAATTCGTAAAGAATCTCAATCCTGATCAAAAAGTACTATGAGTAGTAAGATGATGTTCCTGGTTGACACTGGCAAAGGCAGGTGTGTCAGTCATGATGGGTACATTCAACTCGGTAGTTTCTCTCATAGTGTAGAGAAGCATCTTGAGTTGTGTCCTGAACAGGAATGGCAGGTAACTTACTGGATGCCTGATCCCTTTCGGATCAGATACCCAAGACCAAACTATCAGCATACTATGAAGGCGAATGAAGGTTCTCCTAGGACTGACAACGCAACAGACAGTAGACCAAGGGATTTCCCAGATCAACCAACAGAAAGACTTGAGAGGGCATTATGAAGTGTAAAGTTGAACTATACAAAGCAGGTACAGTCTTTCATGAGACTGTAATTGCTAAAGACTATAAAGATGCTAAGGACGTTGCTTTAGCAAGAAACCCTGGTGCTACTATTATGGGAGTCACCGCAGTATTTGAATAACAACATGAAAGTAATTACTGAAGGCAAAGTCAAAACTGTATACCTAGGTGATGATGCTGATCGTGTCATCATTGAGTATCACGATAAAGTGACTGCTGGCAATGGTGAGATGGTTGATCATCCTTTAGGAAAAGGATCTCTCTGCTGTAGTATCTCATCAATCATCTTTGAGAAACTTGCCAAAGAAAATATCCCAACCCACTATATCAATATGGTTGGTGCTAACAAGATGATCTGTAAGAAGGTAGACATCGTTCCTCTAGAAGTTATTTGCCGTAATCGTGCTGCTGGATCTATTGTTCGTGAGACAACTTTGGTAGAAGGTGCTCCACTACCACATCCAATTGTAGAATTCTTTCTGAAAGATGATAGCAAGCATGATCCTCTACTC